CGCTGTTGCTATCGGTTCGAGTACCGGTGCCTTTGGTTGCGCCGTAGGTGTCGGTGGTGTTGTAGATCGGCAACGCGCCAGAAGCTGCAGCGACAGAAGTAGGGCCGCCCGTAACAATCGAAAGGTTGTACGGATCCCAGTTGTTCCCCAGCCCACTTGTGTCCTTCCCTAATGCGGCGGCAGTTGCTGCACTGTTGTCGGCAAAGTCGAGGTGGAAGGAGTTGCCGGGATACGTGCCGGTGTATGCCTTGGGCTGCCAGACGTTGTTGGTGTCGAACTCCCCGAAGCTGCTGGGGGTTAGGGCTTGGCCGTCGATGAAGTGGATATCGGCGAGGTAGCCGTTGAAGAACGACACCACACCGCTGAAGTTCATGGCGCCTAAGTAGTGAACGTTGGCCGCATTGACAAACGGCTCACTATTTGCCCCTGGGTATGTCCCGCTTAGCGTTTGTTCAACGCCGTTGACGTACAAACGAAAAGTGGTCCCTGCCGTTGTATCTAATGCTGCAACAATGTGATACCACGCTGAAGGGTCGCGGTATACGGCAGCAGTTGAAAGATCCCCACCCGACCCACCGGCAAGGAATCGCAACGTCATGCTGCCTGTGAGAAAGAGCTGTGTTCTGTTTGTGTTGCTGTTGTAGCCAACAAATAATCCGCCTTCGTTATTGTTTGATGTTTGCGTGGGAAACTTAGCCCACCCCGTCCACGTCCACTTCTTCCTGTTGCCCGCCGATCCAAAATTTTTACTGAGATGAGACGAATCCCCAGAATTGAAGCGGAGAGAACGTGGAATGTTATATGCAGCCTGCTCTGCAACTGTGGCAAGCAGCAGAGGTGTGGAGGATCCAGGAACGCTCATTAGTCTTTAATAAGTACAGCTCTGATCTTTGTGCTGGAGATCACGTAGTAGGCAATGGTGTCGACAGCATTTGCGGTAGCTGACAGTGCTGGGGCGGCGCCAGTAAAGTCCCAATCACTCGCGTAAGTTAGCAGATTGTTACCACTAGTACTCTGAGTAATCGTGATTACACCAGATTGACCTGCTACGACATTAGTGGGATTTGCAAGCTGTCTTGTGTTCCCACTTCCCCCCGTTAGCAGCAGCTCGAAGTTATTGCTGTCGGCGAGGTTGATAGCCACTGAAGCAGTTGGATTGTCGGTCAATGCCGTGACTTGTCCCCTCTGGCCTGCTGTGAATGTTTGAGGTGTGTCAAATGTTGCGTATCCAGTAATACTGGCACCGGTAGGTATAGTTACTGTGCCCGTAAAGGTTGGGCTATTGACGGGCGCTAAACCGGTGATATTTAACCTAGCCTGATTAAGCTGAGCGGCCGAGGCGTTGTTAATTACAGCAATCAGCTGGTCTGACGATAAGTCAGTAACATTACCTGTACCAGATCCTGCTGAGCGTCCTTTAACAGTCGCTTCAGAAACTTGTTGAAGCTTGTCATTGGCTAATGAGTTTGTGCCGATGGCCGACTCACCGAATACACTGAAGACCAGATCGCTGGTGTCAAGAACGACGTTCCTTGTGGTCTGGACAAATGACTTACCTTGGTTTGCGGTACCCGCCTCAACGAAGGTAAATGCGCCCGCACCAACCTCACTGGAAGTATCGAAGTCAGACGACCGGGTCAGTACAAACTTCGAGCTAGCCGTCCCAACGGTTGTAACGATATAGATGCCATTGACCGACTTAGTTGTCTGGTCCTTTACCAGGACGCGGTCGTTCAGTGCAAGACTCTCACCATCAATCGAAATGGCCCCATTGGAGTTGGCCGTCAGTGTTTGCCCACTACTGGCGTAGGCAGCTGCCAGATTTGCGGTCGTAGCCGCTCTGACTGACTCTTTGACATCCAGGCCGGTTGTCTGAGCATCTACATATGACTTGGTGACGAGGTCGCTGGAGTTGATGGGCGTGCCCGCGTTAGTGATGCGGGCGCCATTGGCATTTCTTGTACCGCTAATGCCGTCAAAAATGTTGTTTGGGTTGGCACCAAGAGCGATATCAGATCCGTCGGTCGCAACGGTGATGTAGTTGAGGCTGGTCGGTTTGATGCCTTTGAACTCGGCCCTGTAGGAACCGGAAACGAGAACAGAGCTCTGGTAGACGATGCTTTCTCCGATGGACCCAACACCGACGGCACTGCTCAGGCCCTGCAGATTTTTTAGTGCACCGTCAAAAGTGTTGGCTCCCGTGCCGCCCTGGCTCACAGACAGTGCTGTCGTCAGGCCAGATAGGCTGCTGATATCGGAGTTTGCGCCAAGCTTTGCCGCACCGAGGTTGTTGCGGGCGGTTGCAGCATTATTTGAACCTGTGCCACCAACAGATATCGACAACGGGGTGGCAGTGTTGAGGGTGTTGATATCAATGTTTGCTGGCTGTAGGTCCAGGGTCAACGATTGATTGGAATCGCTGTAGGTGGCGCTTAGCAGGTTAGAGCCGAGCTTGATCGGTCGCAGCTCAAGAGTTTTGGATCCGTCAGCCTCAACAGTGACGCTGGATAGGAAGTTGTAGCCGGTGCCGGTGACTGTGTTGTTCTTGGCGTTGACAACACCCGTATTTTTAACCGTGACATCTGCTCTATTGCTACCAGAGTTATCAGCGATGCCGACATTGATGCCGATGCCATTAACGAAGTTGGCTTCCTGGCGGGTCGATTGCAGGACGCCATTTTCTGAGTAGCGAGAGCGCTGGGTGGAGGTGTCATTAACGACGCGGGCCGTCAGCGTGGCGTTGGTGTCGTCGTAGGTAACGGCAATCGTGCTGGGGGTGGCGGGGTCGTTCTTAATTAGGCTGCCAACGACATCTTGGATGGCTTCTTGGACGTTGGACCACGTGATCTTCTTAGCTTCGGTGCTGGTCGCACTCAGACGCTCAACGATCAGTAGCATGTCATCCGCCTTAGGCGTGACAAGCGCATTGAGATCGGTTATGTTTTTAGTCGCGACCATTAGATGGCACCTCGCACCTTAATTTCCTTGAGCACTGGGAGAGTGCTAGACGCTGATTGTTCGCGGTTCCAGTAGAACAGTCTTAGCGGACTAGCAACGTTAATTTGGGTGAAAGTTGCTACCGTAATGTCCCCTCTCTTCAGGGTTACACTGCCAGTGCTACCGGCACGGGTGAGGGTAAAGACCTCATCCGACGCTACAGTAATTGTACCCGAGCCCACAGTTTGAATGTCAATTTCGCTGCCGGCGAGCGCGCCTAGCCGCGTTGTAGAAAGTTTAATTGAGTTGGTGCTGTCGTTGATCACAAAATAACCTACCGTTGAGGCCAAGCCTCCGGGAACGGTTCCTGTGGAGCTCACCATAACTCGGTCACCAGTAGTAAAGGGGTGAGCGGTGATTGCTAAGGTGTTGCTCGCGTCACTAACGCCGGTTACAGTTTGCGGGCGGGCGAGGCTAAGGACAGAATTCCCCTCCACGTTAAGGCTGACCTTTTCTGGCGCGGTACTCAAACGTCCAAAGCCGGTGGCAAAAATATTTGAACTAGCGGTAGAAATCTTGCTCTTACCCCACCCGGAGATTGTGTTGAGCTCTGGGTCAATTGCGAAGCCAATGGCCACGTTAGAGTCGCCAGTAGTGAGCGCGCCGTTGATCAGTGAGATATCTAATTTGAAACTAACAACAGCATCTGTCGGAGAATTGGAGGAATTAATGAAGATCTGTGTACCTATGGCATAGCTAAACGGTCTGTCCTCCAGATCCGTGGGCTGGCCGTTTGCTGACGTGTTGATTAATGAGGATCCGAGAACAGGCATTAGCTCACCCCATTCGTGAGGTACATGTTGACTGTCGGAGCGGGCTGCGCGATGTAGGCATCAGAGCTGCTTGTATTGACCAAGTTCATCCACTGTGCGTTGTATTCCACTGCTGGATCTAGTTTTGTGTAAGTAGCGTAAAATGGGCGGGCTACAAATACAATCTCTGTGTTGTAGACAGGCTTCAAACGGCTAGCTACGTTATAAGCTAGATCAAGCTCATAGTGTGCAATCAGTGTGTCGCCCGCTGTAATTCCTGTTGTAACAGGAGTTGTACTTACTTTAGCTGCTTTGATCGTGAAAGACCGTGAACTATTGATTGTGTGCACGTAATAGTTCACCGTTCCCTTGCTGATTCTTTGCCCCAGATACAGTCTTAAAGGGAACGCGGCGGCAACGGAAATCTCTCCAGTGCTGCTAAAAGCTTGCACAGTGATGCTATCGGTCGTAACTGGGAACTCTGGCGGACTGTCGAACTCAGAGCTAATTAGCTCTCGCTGCGCTCCAAATACTGGGCGCAGATCAATGGTTGATCCCGCAGGGCCAACGATAAAGCTACCGATCCGTTTACCGCTCTGCACCACGCGGTAGTCGTTGAAGCTGATATCGAGTGTCAGGAGATCGCCACTACCGTAAGGAGTATCTACCGTCAAAAACTCGTTAGTGGGATCCTCTTGTGTAATAGCGAACTCAGTACCTGTACTATCAAAGCTGGTGATCAGCAGAGGCACGAGATTAAACGGGGATATGAAGTCTCCATTCCGGTGAGGGAGCCGCCCATTGAGGTGCCCCACCTCAGTCGGTGGCACCATTACAGGATCCTTCCAAATCTCCAGCTCGACCATCTCGGACGCACCAACATTCAGCATTAGGGGGCTGGTGACCAGAAGGTTCTCGACTCTTACTCCTAATTGGTTAAGGAAGCGCGCCTTGTTGCGGATAGTCAGCACCGACTGTCCGCCCCCGCCATAAAGACCTCCGATGATAGGCTCGATAACTTTGCCGAAAGAGGCGTCTACTGTTGTGATTTTGGCCTTTTGCTCTTCGCCGCCATCGACCAGCAAAGAGGCCCCATATCGCTCGATGTATTCCGAGCGCGCCATGTTTCCGCTGTTGGTGATCTCCACCCAAATTGGTAGGCTTGGGCTGCTCAGGGATGGAACGTCGTAGGAGCGCAAAGCACCAGTTCCAGAACCGTCATCTTCGCGAAGGTCGTTTCGTTTCTGGGTGTCCGCGAGAATCAGTTCATGGGCCAGGATCCATCGGGCGCGGGGGATCTGAGTAATCGAGGTGGGTAAATCCTCGTTCTTGTCTACCAGAAAGAAGTAGAAGCGGACGTCGCTGGCCCCATACCACCCCCACTCAATGAGGGTCATAAAGGTCTGGCTCAGATCTAGCGACTGCTTAGACTTACCTTTGCCGTCAACGCGGTCGCCGGTCCACTGCGAGCGGGGGATTCTGGTTTCGTGGCGCAGACCATTGCCCGCACTGGTCCTGTAGACGATCTGTAGGCGGTCGCCCGCCCCGTCCCCGCTGCATTCCAGGAAGAATCCATCGTTTGCGTCGCCAACACCCCACGTCCTCTTCACGCTGATGGGTGTTGAGTCCACAGACATGCGGACGGCCAGGCTGGCCCGGACAATTCGGCCAGGTTGGTAGCGGTACCGCTTTTTGGATGCAATACGAGCCCGCTGGAAGCCCCCCTCGTTGCTGTTGAGGGTCAGCTGTGCGGAGTTAGCGGCAGGATTGTATTTGATTTCACCGTTGGGTGTAGCCGGGTAAAAGGCGCTTGTTTCGGAGAGTTGGGTCCAGCGGGCGGACTCAGTGCCGTCGATCTCGGGGCGCTCGTTCAGCCCGGTGACATCGAAAATCCAATCCTCTTCAGTCAGCTCGTAGGCGTCGTTGCGGGTGAGGAAGTTGTACGGACGTGTTGCTCGGGGGATGCCAAGCATGTCCCGGTTCACTTCGCTGCTAAACCGGTAGTTGTCGATAACCGGGAAGACGTAACCACCCCGGGGCATTACTACAGGAAGACTTTTATCGCCCGTTTTCTGGCCAGCAGGAAAGTCTGAGTCAGCCTGAACCTCAACTCCATTGCGTACAACACGTTTAAGCCCGATGTCATCGGGGAGTTGGTAGGCCGTCGTCATCAGCGCTGACCCCAGGTGATGCTGGCTTTACAGGTGTTGGATGCGTTGTCGATAGAACGTGCAGCAATCACCAGCACGTCACCAGCAGTGCCGGTAGGGGCGGTGGCTTCACGAGTCAAGTACTGGCGGGCAAAGCTGAAGATCTGGGTCAAATCAACATTTGCCGAATCCGCATCACCGGTGAAGAATGAGGCAATTTGCTCTCCGCCGGTGAAGGCAGAAATTGCATTGGAGGGGCTTTCAGGCGAGTTGTACTGAATTGCCGAGAGGGTTCCAGTGCTCGTGTACGTCGTCACTGGAGCGGTGCCTGCGTCGGTGATCGTGGTGGGGTTCTTGACGAGGATGAACTGAGCCCGGTGCGAGCTCACCATCGACAGAAGTAGGGGAAAGACACGCATCAGGTTGCGCTTGGTCTCGCCCTGGCTGTTGGTGATGTTCTCCTTAATTTGTAGGGCTAGCAGGGGCTTGTAAGTGGTGGTGTTGACACCGGTGACCTTGGCGCCGTCCTGGCTGTAGATGGCGAGCTTGCTGTAGTCGCCGCCGTCGATGGAGATCTGAGCACCGAATTTACGGAGATAGGCGTTCGCCGGGAGGGTGCCGGTCTTCTCCATCCGGAACTGCATGGGCAGCGTCGGGTTACCCAGTGAGGGGTAGGGGATGCGGTCAGAACAGTTGAGGTTATGGGCGATCACCCAGCGGGCTGTTTTGACGGTCTCCCCACTTGGGAGGTTGGCATCCACAGGGACATAAAACAGCAGACGGGACCCGGTACCGCCGTACCAGCCGAACTCAATGCGGCACATCACCAAGTTGGTGAGGCTGAGCTGGTGGACGGAGCGGGGGTCTGCGTTACCGATGATCGTGGCTCCGGAGGCGCCGACCATGGTGTCCCCGTTCCAATATTTGCGGGGGACGATCTCCTCCATTACGGTGGGGGAGCTGGAGATAAGTTTGTAAACAGTGCCGAGATCCGTGCGGCTTGGTTGGGCAGCGATAACGGCGGCGTCCACCGTGAAGGTTGCCGGGTCTGTGCCTGCGCCGGTGTAACCGTTCAGGTGGTCTTTAGGGCGCTCTCCTGAGCTGGTGCGACGGACGTAATAGAGCTCGTTGCCTACAACACGCAGGAGATAGCCGTCCGTGCCGTCGAACATGCCAAATTCAATGACGGCGTTGGAATCTCGGCTCATCGACACACCAAAAGACGCCGAGGTAATGCGTCCTGTTTGGTAAGGGAAAGCCTGCTTGGTAATTAGGCTGGCGGTGTTGCCGTTGGCTGCGGTTGGGGTAATAAGGACTTCTGCTGCAGACTGCTGCAGTAGGTGGTTGACCTGGGTAACGCGAGTACCGCCGCTAACTTGTTGGTTTTTCGCCCAGATGTTCTGGTCGATGTCGATGAGATTCGTGTCATCAAAAATCGCCAGCGGGGTTTGGACCCGGGGGATGCCTAGCAGATCGTCCCGAACTTGGGACGGCGCGGAAAGGTTGTCGAGAATTGGGATCGGGCTTTGATCCGAGGCGACAACGACAGGTAGCGAGTTTGCGCTAGCTGCTTGCCCTGCCGGTACTGGCGTAGTGCGGCCTACTGTAATTACACTTACGCCTTCTTCAACAGTTGCCATTAGGGCTTAACCTCAGATAACAGAATCTCTAGAGATACGAGGAATCACCTCAAGTGTTCCGATTGCCAACGTATCTTCCTTATACACTGATATTGTACCTGTGCTCGCACCTACAGAAAACGCAGGAGCGCCGGCCGTTGCTACTATTTCAAATACTGTCTTGCTAATAATCGCAAGCGTGTTTGCGGAGAAGTTAACGTTGTCGTATACGCTTTGCCCTGTACCTGAAATTAAGATAATGTCCTGTTCAGTCAGCTGGTGAGGTTTTGTTGTAGTGATTCGGACGCGGTTGCTAGCAACGCCGCCAGCGCCGGTGAACGCTGTGCCTGACGTGATGCCACTAATGGTGGCCTGGGAGACGCTGAAGTATTCCCGCAGGTCCCAGAGAAACTTCCCTTGAAGCTCGTCAGAGAAGTCAGTGGCAGATGACAAGCCGGACACAACAAGGCCGCGCTCCTCGTAACCGAGGTCCACGTTGCGTCCAAGAGCTTCGGTTTGTCGGCTTGTCAGCCGAAGCTGGACGATTCCACGAGGGGCATCGATCTCAACAATCCCGAATGATCCGACAACTGCATTAGGGGCAGCGTTGAAAAACCGGCGGATGTCGGCTACGAGGACTGATTTGCTGTAGTCGTAGGGTTTACCCCACGGCTTCTCAATGTTTAGGTACAGCTCATCAAAGCTGTCACCCTCGCGCACCGTAATCGCGATAGGGTCCAGTGCCATTGCTAGTTAGCTCTTAACTTCTGGATCAGGCGCGTCCGGGGGCTGTCCGGCATTTCTTCAACAGTTTGCGGAAGATTTACTGTTTGCGCTCTATCTAACTTTAACTGATTTAGCTCTAAAACAGATTTGTAGTAGGTATCATTCAGTGCCATTAGTCTCTGGTTTTCCGCTTCTAAACGAGAGATGCGCTCCTGTAAGGGGCCGGGCAGAACTGGTACGCGGAGGAAGACGGTTTTCTCTGGAGGTGCCGCTGCCGTGCGTAGTTCCTCAAGCTCTCTGTCGCGGTTTTCCATAGCAACCTCAGCAGTGCGCTCGATATCTCTGACCCGCTGACTGAGATGATCATTTTGCTCGCGCATCTCATTAATGCGGATCTGTAGCTCCTCGTTCCTCTGCAGAGCGGCGGCTAAATCGGCTGTAAGCAGCCGGTTGCTAACCTCGGCGTGGTTGCCTTTGCTGCCGGAGTCCGGTAGCTTTTTATTCTGGGCGCCTGGGGTAATGTCAATTTCACCAGTGGGGGGAACACGCCACTGTTGTGTGTAGACCGGATCCCGATAATCCCCCTCTTTTATGAACGCGGCGTTGTAGTAGATACCAAAGGGTGTGGGTGCCAGTTCTATGTCAATCTTTCCCGCAACGATGGGATAGAAGACTTCATCCCGCTCTATTCCGAAAAAAGGTCGCGAGGGTTTAATGGCTAGACGCCCGTCACGACCATCTTCGAATAATTGGCCATATACTCGTACCATCAAACCTCTCTATAGCCAAGTGTCAATCCAATTGTGCCAGTAGTCGCGGCCCAGGTGACAACCGCGTTCAATTTTTCCCCTGTGCCCGTGTCAAATAGCCCCAAGGGGTTGCTGATAGCAATAGCCTCGTTTGCTCCGGCGTACATCTGACCGGTTACGTCGGCGGCGGCATCTGTCTGGAACTTAATGCTTCCCGCCTGACTGGCACTCAGAATAAGACTCATAACACGAATCTTCTTTCCTGAAACAGCGGGGATAACGTCGCCTGCTGCAGTCAGGTTTACCGCCTTAAACTTCAACTCAGAGGTAAAAGTATCGTGAAAGGTAATAAAGGGGCTAGCAGTCGTCCCAGCACCAGAGGCTCGGATATAGGCATCGGTGCCGTTGCCATCTCTCCCGAAGAGTGCCATTAAATAATCCCCAGAATAATTGTGTTGTTTCTGTAGTTTCTGAAACTTGCCTCAAAGCCGTACAGGGGGAACCATGACGAATAAGCCCACACTGTTTTCTCACCGCCCCGGAGTACGGCCCGTATTCTTACTCTACCGGCTCTTTCATTATCAGCCTGAATTTTAAGCTGCGTGACCGTGACTGACTCGGTCGTACCCCATTCATCGTCTTCGTCTTCGAAAAACTGTTTCTGTACTTCGTAGTAGTCTAAACGGTCGTCAGGGATTGCTTGTCCGAACAAAGTACCAGGAAAGAGTATGTCAGAAATGACAAAGGGTCTGTATGACAGCGCTGGCCAATTGACTTGTATTTTTGCCATTACGAGTCCACTAGCAAACCAAATGTAATTCCGCTAGGAAGCAGAGCTGGCTTACCCTTTGGATCGAACAGCCGGGTGCCCATGGTGTCTAAGGATCCCCCTCCCGTCAAGTCGTCCATAAAGTCAAATTTCCTTTGGTCGTATTTGATCGCAACGATTTGGTAGGTCCCGTTCGGCTCTTCACTTATTTCCTGTACCCTATAACGCCTAAAAGCTTTCGTGTCGGTTTCTTTGACCAGAATCCATGAATGCAATGACGTTGGTTTTGACCCGTAGTCCCCAACCACAGTAATCGTGCGCCCAGCTACGGAACTTACCAATCTTTTCATAGTGACACCGGTCTCGCCATACACGTAAAGCGTATGGGCTGTGTAGGTACCACTTGGTAGGTCGCGGTCAATAGTTACTTGACTCTTAGTTGCGCTACTAATTCGTCCCCCAAATGTCCCAGGCGTCTTGTACTCGTCAGCGATAATGACGACGTCGCCAGGAAGCAATAAGACGCCTTCTGAGGCAACCGTAAACGTGACAGTCTCCGTGTTGTAAATGTTGCTACCAAGGATATAGCGGCCTAGGCGCTCGGCCGTTTTCCTATCTGTGCACCCCACGGCGCGGACATCAACGGGTCTATAGCCAAACCTTTCGATTGCCTCTGGATGATGCACGCAGATCTTTGCTTCTGTATAGAAATTAGTGGGGTCCACATAGGAAACATTGGCGACTGTCCGACGTGCTGCCTTGGCTACACCCTCGTAAAGAAAACAAGGAGCGGACACCGCACCATTGTCGTCTGTTTCCTGAATGACGTTAGATGGTGAGAATAGCCTATATTCACTGTCATCCTCTACTGGCTTATCCACAACTACTGCGATCTTGCCGCCAGCGTAGTAGATCTGCGCTTGGAACGTCGACGCCACGCTCTTAAGTAAGTCATAAGCGTCTCCACTGTTATCTAGTACTCCATTAAATTCGATCTTATTTTTTTCGCAATAGAGAGCTGCTTTGCGGAATGACCCCAGGTCTACGTCTTTCATACGGATCCCAGGTTGAACAGTGTCGGCTTTAGTTCCGCTCGTTTTCTTGTAGCTGCGTCCACCTAATCCATACCTTGGGTGTGTAATCAGGTCTAGTAACACGTAGGCAGGGTTGTTGCTGTATCCATATTTAACTTCTAGGCTAGTAGTAATCGTAGGCAAGTGAATACCCTTAACCTTTGCAAAGATTGAAGGCATTTGATTGAACTCTGAAACATTGAACTTCATTCCCAGTAGCGCCGCGCCCGGGTAAATAAGATTTTCGGACCATGTGACGTCGGCGGAGACAAACTGCACATCACCTTTCTGCCACTGCCAGTTAGTTACGCTCTTTTCTTCTTTTTGAGTTTCTGGATCAGGAGCTGCCGCGCGGTCTAAACGAGTTACACGAATTGAAATTGGGATTTGCTTTCCTGTGATATTGACATCAATAATCTGTAGCTTGACTGACTTAACTGGTATGTCGTTTCCCCATTCGAAAATTTTGCTATACACAGTGCCGCCGGCACCATCAAGGACTTCAACCGCATATTGTAAAAAGTTAGATTTACCCCGTTCTGTATAAGGCCTATACACAGTGTTGGCATTGCCTTCGTCTGAATAACTCCTTATGCAATAGCTAGGCCCATAAGACAGCCTAAGCTGTAAATTGTCGGCGTCTTTTTGGGCAAAAGATCGGATAACTTGTTGGTTCGGCTCGGCGGGTTCAGTTTGTGTCTGGAGCGTTGCGCCGGCGGCTAGGTGAAAGCCGGCCGAAGCTACGAAGTCAATCTTTCTAGTCGTTTGCGTTCCATCCGTCAGCTCTGACTTTTCGATGTTGGCAGTACCGGCCTTTGACCCGTTTAGAAAAATATTCTCCTTAGCATCTCCTGATAACCCTTCAATCTTCCCTTCAGAGACAATGGCCATGTAGTAGCCAGTATTAGTGTTGATATACGAGCTAATTATTGGCATGCTTTGGCACAAGAACTCTCCATAAACCAGCGGAATCGGGGTGCCTTGAGCCGCTGTAGCCTGAGCCCCGCTAAATATCGCCGTGTCTGCTTCACCCCCCTCTTGACGGTTATCTCTTTGGGGGGTGCCTGGGGACAACAGTCCAGAGACCCCCGTAAATAGCAACCCAAACCCGAGCGACATCACGGCTGTTTGGATGCCCGCAGAAATTGTTCCGGCGGCGCCCCATGTAATCAAGCCAAAGCCGGTGAATGCAAAGGCAATTAGGACAATGCCTACAACAATGGAAAGAATGCTTTTTAAGATATCAGCAGCGCCGGTAATGACTGGTACTAATACTAAGTCTTGGCAGTTAAAGTCCAGTTCTTCGTAGCCAATGCCATCTTTTTTTCTATTAGTCAGAAGTTTCCAGTAGATGCCGAACTCGTGGGAGCCTTCCATATAGGATCGGAATCCTGGAAGCTTGTGGCACAACGCACGGATGGCTTCGTTAGGGGTGCTGACATGGATCTGGTGCTCGCGGCCAAACCGCTTACCGGCCACCCCCTCTAAGATAATTCTCATGGTGTTTTCAGTACGTCAGTAAATACCACAATTCCCTCGGCTTCTGACCACTTCTCAAGGCGGTCGTCTTCCACGACGTAAACGTATGAGGTTAATTCCATGTTCGCAGCTACTGCTAAATCATGCTCGCTAAAACCCTTTTTACCAGTTGGATGAGAATGATAAATAGTCTCGGGGTGGTTGGCCAAATAGTCTTCTGCTGATATTAAGAATGTGCTTTCTGGTGCACTGGACTGATTTACGCATTTGATTACACAGCCGTCCTTGATAAAACCGCACGCTTCCAAGGGCACCTCGGCTTTACAGATCGCCGCAATCTCCTGATGAAGTTTCATACATTTGCTGAGGGGAAGCCACCGAAGGGATACGGAGCCGAGTTTCTATCCTTACACGCATCTAATGTCTTTGTGCATAATTCCTTGGTTGAAGTAGATCCACACTCCGGGCTGCCATAAACAAACGGACAGAAGTTTGGGAAGATTCTTCTTCCAGGAAGCTGCAGACCCTCTAAATCCATAGCTGAAGCCAGCTCGTACACAACACCCAGATTTGTCTCTTCTGTTTTCCTGTTGAAATAGTACATTTCAGGTGTAAAAACTGCGGTGTGGTCGTAGGTTGGTTGCGGTACACCACCGACAGAGTGCAGATACTGGCCGTAGGTTCTAATACGGTAAAAACGGAAGCCCACGAGATCATCGAAATCAAACGATAGATTCGTCATCTGCCCGTCGATATTTCCGATGGCAAGCTTGGGAGTCGGTAATCTGTTGCTGCCTGAGATCTTAAAGTCGCTGGCCCTAATGGGAACGGGTTGATAGTTAACTAGCTTCGTACTGTCTAAACGTTCGTCGATAAACTTGACCGACTTGCCGCCTGTTTGTTCAGGAGATACGAGGTAAATCTTGCCGCCCCACGTCGTACTGAGGTGGCTGCCATCAATTATGTATAGGTTGATCAGAACATCTTCTTTCATGGGTCAGTTTTTCCCTCTCAGCTCTTGTACTAACTTTTTGTTTAAGGTGCCCGGTCGATTAAACAGGAGAGCACCGCTGTCCTGTTTGTAGCCCGCCCATACACCGCTCAAACTACTTGAAACAAACGCGAAATCGGCGGCCTTAGAGCCGTATGCAGTCATGTAAGCGTCGTAAGCGGTCTTATATGCCTCGAATTTGACCTTGCAGGCGGCGTTCCATGCATCCCCAACTAGCTTTAGCATATGAGCTTCATATTCTGTAAGTCCACCAGCTGCTGTATACGCAAAGGGGACTACACCCACAGCAGCGAAAAATTGATGTGCCTGGACTGCAGAGGGGTCGTGATTAGTGTGTGTATTCTCCGAGCCTTTGGCACTAAAGCCGGCGTTATAACCACCTTCAGAGACTGATAGATCTATCCAGCTGGCCCCACGAGCCTTGTTAAACAGCCAGGGCCCATTGACATCCCTTATTCCTGCTTCAGTAGCAGTAGTCCCCCCTCTACCGGAGGAATATGTATATGTCATGTAGTCAGGCTCGCTGATCGCGGGATAACCTGATGACGGTGTCGTGCCTGGGGTGTTGGGGTAGTTGGCGACCCAGTACACGTCTGGTGTGTTGCCCCGTCTTACGGCGGGCATACCCGGCGGCGCGGCCGGTGGCCCGGGTGGGTAGGGCACATTCTTCAGCGTAGAGCCAGAGGCGGTAAATCTTGAATCATATTTCCAGGGTTCTGTACCTAGCTTTGAATCGTATATCGCCTCTATCTGCGTGGCCGTAATATCCTTTTTCTTCATAGGATAGTTGTTAACCAGCTCAGCTCGTTCCTTGTAGAAAGCCTCTTCTACCTCTTGTAACTCTTTTTTAGCCTTGAGCAGATCTGAAATACCTATGTAAGTCAGGTCGAGAGTGCCAGTGGCTGCAATAGGATATCTAGCCATTGGACTTATGGCGCAAAGGACTCAATCAGAGTAAAAGTAAAGACCGATTTTTTTGATTGGGGCATAAATGTTTGTTGGTATCCATTTTCTTTCAGCCTGTAACGTCTATTTGTTGTCGAGAAAGGTTTTAGGGTGGCTAAGAAGAAATCTCCTTGAGCTACAGCGTCAAGATCCTTTATAAGCAGAGCTGCTGTCGCGGCGGTAAGTGGTTTTGTTGTGATTGCGTACTCAGTTATTCTCGTGTTTATCCCATCCTTCTGAATTTGCTCATACCCGTCAGCAAACTTATACTTTCTGACACGGTGCGTTATTTTCTCACCAACATTAATGGTGAGGTCTAGGCTTAAGGACTTATCGGCCACTTAAAACACCCCCTGCCCGTTTTTCCTCAAGGATGACCCGCTTAACCGCAGCATCAAGGGCCTTACCGAGTTTACCTGCCTTATCCCCAGTCAATTCAGATTGGGTCTGACCATTCTGATCAACATTGACGGTGATATTAGTCGTAATAGCGCCACCAGCGCTGCCCTTCATGTCCACTGGAATTGCCTTTCCGTTCGGGAGCGGCACGATGGCTTCGTTATAGGCGCCTTCTCCGACTAGCCCTAAGGTTGGTCTGTTGGCTATGCCACCTTTTGCAAAAGCCTGGAAGCCTCCAACCAGGATATTTCCGTTCGCGTTCTTTATGTGGGGCAGTTTCATGAAACCCGAATCGGGGCCTGGAAGCGAGAATCCACCACCACTGGCCGATCCAATTCCCAGAGCTCCGCCCAGGTCGAGCCCGCCGCCAAACAGGCCGCCGGCCCCTCCCGTACCACCACCACTTGCTGCTTTACCGCCACCGAAGAGCCCCCCGAATAAATCACCCAGTCCGCCCCCACCTGCGGAGCCGGGTCCGGCACCGGGCATAAAGATGCCTAGCAGCGCCTTAAATATAAGCATCTTGATCATCTCCTGGATAATCTGAGCAGCCATTTGTATGAAGGAATCACCAATACTCTTGAACATATCTCCGAGAACCTCATTAACGGTTTTGGCGCCTGTGAGGATATCGCGCACACCAAAGGTCATAGCATTGGATATTGCGCCACCAATCTCGCTAGCTAACCCCTGCAACATCTTGAACTTTTCAAGGACTGCGTCGACTTCTCCTAAACGCTCGGAGTCAAATATTTTTTGCTGTCTAAGCTTTTCGAACTCTTCTCTTAGCCTTGCTGCCTCGGGGGTGATATCAGTACGCCAGTTCGGCGTATTCATATCGTTTTCTGCACCGATCTTCGACATCTCGGCTTCAGCCGCTATGCGACGTTTCGCACGAGGGTCGTAGACAAGGCCAGCTGCCATTTCAGCTTGGCCGTCGGTGATCGCGTTATTTGTGTCTGTTTTGCTTTGGCGGGTTTTATTTTGCAGATCTATAATCGCTGCCTTCTGGCGTTCCGCGAGAAGCGCTGCTTCGCGGAGCTTGACCTCTGTGTCCAGCTGCTCCTTCGTGCCGCCCTTGCCGTAGAAGCGTTTACGCATCTCATCCTCTAAGGCCTTGAGCTGCTCGGCTGTCATGCCTCTTAACTTGGCGGCCTCCTTGAGTACCTCTTGTATATTTTCTTCGAACTTGGCGATCTCGGCTAGCCGCTTAGCGTAGATTTCAGTTTTCTGTGGATCAAAGCCCATCTTTGAGGCTTCAGCGAATGCCTTGACCTCAACAACGACGTCACGGAACTGCTGGACCGGGATGTTAGGCGCCAGGGTTTTGAAGAATTTGTCTAAGTTTTCTTTGTTTGTGAGGTCTTGGTTAAGGCGGTCAAACCGCTCCATCTCTTTATTTAGCCCGATCATGCCACGCTTGGCGCCCTCGAAGCCTGCAGTGGAGGGAGCAGCGACAGGAGCCGAACTAACGTCAGGGCGGGGTCCAGCTCCGCCTGGTTTCTGCAAATGCAGGAACTGATTACCTAAGCCAAAGTGTGATGGAGCTGTGTAGCCTCCACCACCGCTGTCGAACGACACCGCACCTACAGCATGAGGAATCTTTGTGCCCTCTGGCACAGCTATGTCGACTGCGTTACGACTTGCACCGGGGCGGCGGCCTCTGGTGAAATCATGAGCTTTTTGCTCAATCCTGAGCAGACGCTGTAGCTCTCCCGAATCGGTGATGCGGGTGATGTCCTTGTTGATATTGGACAACACGATATACTTCACACCCATTTTCTGGAATGCTTTGATGATCGCCTCTGCCTCTTTGATAACTCCCTCGGCGGTAGGGCCTCTTAGGTCCAGGTGAGGGCCCGTACTCCTGCCTGTGTTTCCTACGTGAGCTGTTGCACCTGCGGGTAGTGTTACACCACCGCCTGGTGGTGGTGTGCCCCCGTTCAATGCTCCGAGTTCCTGCTGCTTTTTCACATAGTCAGCAGTATCCATGTCAATCTTGGCGCCCTGCTTCTTGAGCTCCAAGATTTTTTGCGCGATATCGAACTTGTAGTTCTCTATTTCTTTTTCTATCTGAGCGGCCTGGAGCTGGAACTCCCGTCGCTTAGCTTCGAGGTTGACTTCGCCTCTGTCTTTTTCTGTGAGATAGGTGTTTAGGGCTTCCAGCGCTGCCGCCGAGGCTCCTTCCTGACCATCAATGATCTTCCGGTTGTAGATATCGGCCTGACGGATGCGGAGTGCTTCGCCGGTTTGAAAGACCTCGATCTGCTTACGCGCCAGCTCCATGCGAGCGCTGAACTCGCTATTGGCGACATCGCGGGCTAACTGCTTTTGCTGCTGGGCAAGTTTCTCGTTGGCGTCTTTTAAGGAGTTAGAGCGAGTTGTGACCTCCTCATTAAGAGCTGCCTTTTTCTTTGTCTTTTCGTACTCAGTAAGTTGATCTACATACTGTTTTTCTGCTTTAGACCGCTCTCTAGCGGCTTTTCGCTGTTCTCCTTCTGTTTTAGCGAGCTCTGCTCTAATACTGCTTATTCCTTCCCAGTCGAGACCAAAAGCAAATGATTCTCTATCCTTTAGATCTTGCTTGAGTTTCTTGATCTTTGCAGTCGCCTCATCGACCTTCTTATCCGCGTCGTTAAAGTCGTCTTTGAGTTGTGACAGCAGACCCTGCGCCTGAGATTCTTTAAGCTCTTTAAGTGCTCTCTCCGCCGCTGTTGAATTTTCGGTTACATACTGTAATTCGCTACCTAATTGCCTAATAGCCTCGCGGCCTCTTCGTTCAACGCCAAGCTTTTCCTGCTCTCGCTGGTATCTTCCGATTGCATCAACGAGAACAGTGATGCCAATCGTAACTGCCAGCAAGATGGCATTGAACCTAATAAAGCTCATAATCGTTGCCATAACCTTGGTGCCAAGCACCGCAGCAGCACCACCGGCCGATGTCATTCCGGCTGCGGCCCCTTGTGCTGCTGCTCCGGTCTTCAATAGCTCTGTGGCTAGCGCGTTTACAGCAGGGACGGCGGTGCCTAAGCGCGCCACTAATACAGTTAGTGCTTGGCCAACAGCAGTTAGCAGCGTGCTCACCAGCGTCAGCGCTTTGGCCACCGTGGTCAGAATTGCTGTTACACCG